GTTTCATTCCAGTTTCTCTTTAAGCCTTTCTGTGTATTCGTCCAGCAGGAGATCTTTCTTATCGCCATTGATATACGGTTCAAGCCAAAGCGCACCTGCGTTTTTGTTCTTGCCGCGCTGGAAATTGTATTCAGGGTGATAATACAAACGCCGTGCCTGTGGTGAACCCGTAACAATTGCTAAAGAGTATATATCCTCCCCGTTAATTGTATCGTCGCCCTCATTTGCGACGAATGTCTGCTCATCCTGCATAGTTCCGTCATTTTTTGGCATTGTTTCACTGTTTACAATGTCTTTCAATACAACGTCCATAGCCTCTTGCGCGGCTATCCGCACCGCATCACCAATACCCTGTATCGCACGATAATCCAATTTAATACTAACGCCCATCATATCAGCTCCAAACGCGTGTAATTTACTGTTCCGTCAGGATTCTTAGCCTTTTCAGACGCGTATATTTTGCGCCGTATGCCCGTCAGAACAACGACTTCACCGCTGATAACATCCGTATCGGGTGCGATATCACCGTTGAACAGTGCCTCACCTGACAGCGTTATTATCTGCTTATCGGCGGTTATTTTCTGCTTGGTCTTTTCGCTGTAGAAACATTTTCCCGAAAAAACGGCTGTCTGTTTTGGCGAACCGTCACGATTCAGTCCTGATTCCCTGTACACGGTTATCGGGGTAGTGCATATGCGCCTCGGGACAAGCTGCGGATATTTCATTCACATCAGCCCCCTGTAACACAGTCCTGTCTGCATCAGCAGATTGTAGACCTTACCTGTGGTAGTAATGCCGCCAACTGTGACGATTTTTGAGCGGTCAAAGCTCATGCTCACACCTGATATGCTGTACGACGAAAGCGGAGATTCCAACATCTCCGCATTTTCGTACACAAAATCGATGTGTTTCTGCACAGCCTCTTTGATGATCTCCTGCTGGAATTCCGTCAGGTTTTCAAATCCCTTGCGAACGATTCGATTGAACGTCAGACTGTCGATCGCACGGCAGGCGTCTTTGATGTAATCCTCGACTTCGTCCGCAGGGACATCGCCTTTGTACTCTTCAGGGGTGAGGTACATTACACCTCACCCTTTTTTCTTCTGCTGTCAGACTTGGACTTTTCAAGCTCAGCTCTGAGTGCCGCATTTTCATTCAGCACATTTTCGTACTCTGAGTAGGCTACGGTAGCCTGCGGAGAATGTTCAACGACAGCACCGCTGTCGTCGATAATATCATATCCCTGCGCAAGGTACGCTGCCTTTTCGGTTTCTGCGATAGTATACTGCTTGTTTGCCTTTACTGCCTTCATGGTATCCCTCCTTAGTACGTTACCACAATTGCCTTACCGCTGCCGGGAGCAGTTGTAAATGTGATCTTGCCTGTTGATTTGTCGTATGTGTACGCTGCCGATGCAGTGCCGTCAACCGTTACGCTGATGATCTTGTCAGGCTTGCCTGCGATCGTGAATTCGGTTGTAGAACCGTCGCCTGTGAATGTTGCAGCGAGCGTTCCTATGCTGATAATGCAGCCGTCAATGAACAGTTCATCGATTGCGAATGTGCCGTTGTACTTGCGGTTCTGGTACAGATAATTGTCTGATGTGCGGCTGTCTGAACCCGGGGAGAAAAGGTGGATATACGAGTACTTGTTTCGTGAAACCTGACACTCGGGGTCGATGAGAATGTAGTTGATCTGCTTTGCACCAACGCCCGGCTTGCAGCCGTCAGTGAAGTCGTAGACCGTCTTGAAACGTGCAGAGGGGACTGTAACGATATTACCGATATCATCGATAGAATGCACACGTCTGTCAATACCGCCGCCCTGCTTGATATCCAGTGTTCTCTGAATACCCTCAGCATTTTTGAGGAGTTTCTTGAACGCTGACGTGCAGAAAAGAATCATACGATCGAGCGGTACGCCCTTATCTTCGAGTTTTTCGAGGTCGTCATCGAAATCAGCGAGGATATTTGCGATTGTCAGTGCGTCTGTCTTGACCTCAGAGCCTACTCTTACCGCTTCGGAGTACAGTTTTGAAAACGTGTACGAATCGAGTTCGGGAATAGCCTGTGTTTTGTCGAAGCGGCTCTGGATGTTTGCAAGCGATACAACTGTATCGGTTTCGTCAAAGTCCATAGGATCTACTACAAACTCGATATCGCGGTCGTGGTCTAATGTCTTTGTCTCATACTCGTTGCTGTAAGTACCGCCGTTAAAGCCGAGCGAACCGCGTGTGTGATCCTTGTAACCTGATACCGAAAGCTTCGGGATCTTGATAGACTTGCCGCCTGTGATCTGAATATCTTCATTTGAGTGATAGAGCGGATCAGAAGTGGACTCCTGACCGTAAAGTTCCCTGAGCTGATTTGAATACACCTCAGCATAATTGATCGTGTTTCCCATTTTAGCACCTTACCTTTCTTATTTCTTTTTCCTTAAACCGAATGCACTTGCAAGACGGCTGCTGTCGGCATTTTCCTCTTTTTCGGAAGAACCTGCTCCGACCTTGAAGCCACCCTGCTTCTTGCTGTCGCCGCCGTCTGACTTCATGTCAGGATACTTCTTGATCACAGCCGTCAGTGCGGAATTGATGTCGTCGTTTTTGCCTGCCTTGACATAGCTCTCAGCGATTGCAACGGCATCTTCCATGCAGTCAGGCTTCACTCCCAACTGCATTGCTGCTATCTGAGTCTTTAAGCGAAGGATCTCCTCGTCTTTGGAATCAGGGGCAGCCACAGGCTCAGGCTTCTCGGCAGCTCCCTCGCCGCCTTCGTCCGCCTGCTTGCCGTCAGGCTCTTTCTCCTCTGCCTTGGCAGGTTCGTTCTTCGGCTCATCAGACTTCTTTTCAGCAGACTTCTCGGGCTCGTTCGGCTCTCCCTCGGGTGGGGTCTCGGTCGGCTTCTTCTCTTCCTCTTCAGGAACGTTCTTCTTGTTTTCGTCCATGATTTTACCTCGCTTTCTTGTTTTTGGGTATAATAAAAACGCCTGCTGCTGCAAGCGCTGATATTCTGTTGATTTTTATGGTTAGCTGTGGTATAATCTCCGTAAAGGAGATGATTATATGACAAGGCAAAGTTGGTATTTTCTGAAATGCTGTAAAAAACTCGATGAACCGGATTTCAACTACAACGCAAAAGACAATTGTATCCGCAATGTTCATAAAGTTCAGGGCGGTATTGAAATCAAAAAATATACCAATGAAATTAGCAGCATAATTGATTACCTGTTAGAAAATGGCTTTCTCAAACGTACTCATTTCGGATATGCCCTTACACAGAAAGGTCTGCACCCAAATCAAATGGCTTGGGAAGATATCAAATCTTTTCTCGTAAAGAGCATTGCCGTTCCGATCATCGTTTCTGCCATTACCGCATTCATAACCTTGTGTATAGGATCACTGTAACAATAGCAGTTATCATACTTACACCGATAGAGCAAAGAATTTCAGCAACTTTGATGTTCATTTGCTCTATCTTTTTGTCAAAATCCTTATCTGGCATAATATCACCTGCTTTCATGTGGGTATAAAAATAACACTTGCGAGGGACATTTGTGTCCTTGGCAAATGCTTATTTCGTATCTGTTCCGAGAACATTTCTTTCGATTCTGTCCTCAACACGACGATTCAGCCACATAAGTGCTTCTTCGATGTGCGTTAATGCACAAGCATTTTCTCTCGTGGCAAATTCGCCCGACTGAAATCCCTTGAGCCTGTCACGGACAATTTCCAGCAGGTCAGTATCAATTACACCGTGGATGCTGGTCGGAATTTTTCTTGCCCCGTTCTGAAACTGAATGATTGCAAGCGGTTCGTTGAGAATAGTAGGAGTTTCACCATACTTATGTACAGCATAGGTATGATTTGCCCCTCCGTTTCCCGGTTCGTCAATTGCGAACACTGCATTTAGATTTTCTCTCTTCTGAATCGTGCTTAATTTTCTCATAAAAATCAACCTCTTTCTTAATTTTAGGTATAATAAAACGCCCTTAAAGGGGCGTTTTAAAAGTTATTTATTGTGATATTCTTCTGCAAGTTGTCTTATTCTTTCGTCGCATTCTTTTGCGAATATCATTTCTTCCGGATATTCTCCTCTTCCTTTTATAGGACGTTGTTTGCGTATTTCTTTCATTTTTTCATCATATTCGTTTTGTATAGCACGAGCTTTTGTTTTAAATTCTTCAAATAAAATACTGTTTTTTTCTTTGCCTTCCATACTTTATCCCCACCATTTCACAAGCTCTTTTTATTATTTCATGCTGAACATCTTCGTCTGATATGGTTAACTTATTATAAAAGCGGTCATACGAGCGTATATCTCCAACTTGATTTTTTGCATTATTGTATGCATCGTACAAATCATCTTTAGGAATAGTCTCGTCAGGAAATGTCATAGAATAGCGGTATTTTTCATCATAAGCAATAGCTATCTTTGTACCATCATCAGCACAGGACTTTAAATCCTCCCAACTGAACGAGTATTGGCTTTCGCCTGTAACATGATTATGTTCATTTATACTTCCTCGTGTCAAATCGCCGAGTATTTCAGTATTAACAGTATATCTATCGCCATGTGATTCATAAACATCACCATTGACTGTGATCACACGACAATGTTCAATATCACTGTTCTTATATTTTTCCTCAAACTCCCTAAGCGACTGGGCAACAGCTTCTTTATCATTATAATCAATTTTGCCAATCAACTCACAATAATGACCATTACCGTCAGTAATCGGGACTTTTCCGCTACTCCTAATATTAATTATACCTTCTGTGCCGGTATAAGTCAAGCCGTTTTGCAGATTTTCATTCTGATAGATTTTTTCTTTGCCATAATCGCGTTTGAGAATAGTCTCACCCTCATCAGCATTGACCTTGTCGATAAACTCGCGAAGCTGTTTCTGTGCTTCTCGCAGCTCAGCTTTAGCCTTTTTGATATTGTCGGGGTCTGAAAGCCCCTCAACTTTCCGCTTGGCTTTGCGGACTTTGTTTTCAAGCCGCCGCTGTTCCTGCTCAAGCTTATATCGCCGTTCGTTTTCTTCGTTGTCAACGCTCTCAGGCAGCGGATCTCCGTCACGCCACAGTAGAATTGTATGACGGCAGTTCGGGTGAAACAGCCCCTTTTCTATCGCAGCACTCAGCAACATGAACCATTTGCCGCAGTAATTTGATTTGCCCCACAGAATACCGCCATGATCTCTGACCTCTCCGTCCCACATAGTGTATACATCGTTTATATAAACCCTGCCTTGCCACGGCAAACAGGTATCACTGCACATACTGTACTTGCTGACCTGAATCGTGTCATAGCCTAATGCTTTGAACCGTTCTGACTTGCCCTGAATCGCTGCACGCGTTGCTGTAGTTCGCAGTGCCATACGCACATAGTCGGCAATGTTAACACGCCTCCCGTCACGATATTCAATGCAATTGATCCCCTTATCCAGAAAATCTTTTACAGCCATATCTATTGCCTGCTGCAATGTCATAGAACCTGTACTCATTGCAAGCTGAGCACGGTGTACGGTCCGTCTGTAAACATCATCTGTACATCTCAGTGCCGCAGTTTCTACGTTTTTTTGAAGATATGAAACATCATCAATAAGCTTGTTCACTTTTACAGTATCTACCCCGAAGAACTGTGGCTGATCTGCGCCATGGGGAACCGCACCGTTCATGCCCTCTTCAAACTGTTCTGCCATTATTTTTCGTGTCTCGGTGTCGATCTGATCTACATACTGCGACATGATATCGGCATTTTCCTGACGGAATTTTCGCAGACCCTCGAGCTTTTCTGCCTGCCATGCTGACCAGTTCATGCCATAGTCCTTCTCTTCCTGACGATGCCTGCCGAGATTTATCTTCAATGACTGAACCAGACGGAGCTCGATTTCCTCGAAGATTTTCACAATATCATTAATGTCAAGCATTATGAATCACCAACAGACGGCTCGTTTGTTTCAATAATTCCCTTTTCGGATTTAATTCTGCGGACCTCAGCTTTTTTCCAATCGTCCTCTTTGGAACTACCCCACAGCTCCTCGACTTGCGTTTCTGTTGACATTACACCATAGGTACTTGCTTTTCCGACCGTTTCGACACGGCTGTCAAAATCGGGAGCGCCATACTCGCCAAAATCAACTGTCACCTCATAGGACTCCGGGGCTTTGCCCTGCATATTGTCATATGTCTTTAGCACAGCCTCCACAAGTTCAGGCAGAGCCTTTTCAAGCGCCGTTGTAATGGTGTTTCGGGTGTTGCCCGTAACGTCTTTCTTCTCTCGCTGAGCATCTGCACTTGACATCTTGCCCACATCTATGCCCAGTGTTGCTGGCGATACAAGACCTTGCAAACACATCAGCAGGCAGTTTGTATAGGACGATACAAATGCGTCATACTTGATATCAGGCTGAACGACCTCTATTTTCGGAGTAACGCCCTCCTGCAACGGCTGACTTATCATAATATAGTTGTTGCCGAACTGATTGAGCTTCCCGAGCGAGCCGTTCTCAGCGTTTCGGGGTATCATATTATCGGGTATGTATTGCTTTACACGTCCCATTCTGATTGCGTCCCACCACTGTGAGATAACCTCGTCCAGAGCGTCAAAACAATCGGATTTACCGCCGTCGAATATACTCTTGCCCCTGCCCGGATATTTCTTAGAAGCGTAAAACTTCAGCG